TATAATCTATTTGCTTGTGTTAAAGGACTTGGATTTTCGACACTATAATCATCTCTATAAATTTCATATCTACTTCCAGCAACCCAATCTACCCTTCTTATAATTCTTCTTATATTTGCAGATGATATTTTTTTACCAAACATCATTGTATCACCTGTATGTGCACGATAGGAAAAACTATCAGTAGGTGCAGGTGTACTAGAGTTCCAATCAGAAGATCTACCATACCCAACTAAAGTTGAAGTACCAGCTGGATTAGGTAATCCAATGAAAACATAATATGAATTATTTGTGTTTTCTACTGATTCAACAAAATTGTTAGCGTTTAGTATTCTAAATTGATCAGTAATAATCGCTGACATTGTATCTAAACTTTTCTTTTCCTTTTATTTATAGAGGTAATGTAATCAAATTCCAAACACTCTAATCGCACCTGATGATCTCAGACCTCTTAGAGAACCTGTAGTGTAATTCTTTCTTTGAATAGTTGGGAACGTTGTTAAACCAGAATTAACTGTAAATCCAGTTACTCCTATTGAAATTGGACTGCTACTTCTAGAAGCATTATACAATCTACCCCAACTGATTCTACCTAAATGTGTAGCAATGCCTGGATTACTATTATTAAAGTTACCTGTCAATCCAGCTCCTACACCTGTTACTTGTCCATTTTGAATATTACATGTTATTTCACCATTTTCACCAGTGGAAGTAACAGCATGGACTTTATAGATGTTATCTAAGAAAGAAGAACCAATACTCACCACAGATGAATTATGTGTGTCAACAGATACGACACCAGTTCCAACTGTTGTATCCTTGATAAACACTGGATAACCAACTAGTAGTGAGTTTGCTGCTTTATCTGCTCTAAAGAAGAACTTAAGCACTGATTGTCCACTAACTGTGGTCGTGCTAATACCCGTAATAATTCCTGTGAAACCTTCAACATTACTAATAGATGTAATTTTTTCAGTCTTAAATGTTGGTAAATTAATTATAACTTGTGGGGGAGTTACGTTTGAATAACCAAATCCAGCATTAGTAACATTTATCGCTGATATTGAACCGTTTGTAACTGTAGCAGATGCTGTTGCAGTTGTTGCAACTCCTACAGTTCCGTCAGATTGTATGAATGTTGCAACACCAACTAAAGGATTAGAAATTTTTACAGTAGCACTATCATATCCACTTCCTGCATTTGTAATATCAATCGAAGTTATAGTGCCCGATGGAGATACAATTGCTGTCGCAGATGCACCAACATTTATTTCTCCAGAAGTTACTAGTGCATCAACAGTGTTATATTCTAGGTTATAGTCACCATCAGTCTCATCTGGATTAGTAGAAGTTAAATGATCACCTTTTTCATAGAAAAATACTTCTGCATCGTCAACAAATATACCATTTGTATTTTGTGTTCCAGATGATGTTGTAAAATCTCCAATTATTTTTGAAGTAGGATATACTTGTGGTTCAAGAATTTCTCTTGACTTATCAATTTTTTTACCACCCAAAATAATATCAACTTTTTGTTTTGTCCATCTTATTGGTTTATTATTATTTTCATCAATACCAGCTCCTGTGTAAATATCAGTTTCAACAAGTTTTGCACCAAGTAATTCTTTTAATGTTCTCTCTGCTTCTTGTGAAGTTGTTACTCCAACAGGATGTTTGAATAATCTTAACTCATCACCAATTTTAACTGTTTGTTGAATATCTGCTGTATCAACATCAACACCATCTTGACCCTTATAGAAGAAAATATCAACTTTTGATTCAGGTCTTGGTGCTTCGATAAATTCAAATGTTGTACCACCTTCAAATGTATAAGATGAACCAGGTGTTTGTAGAACACCATTTATGAATATAAGAAGGACAGCATTCAAATCAATTAATTGTGAACGAGCGTTATTGAGATCTTTTTCAAAACTTAGTAATTGTCCATTAAAGAATAATGGGAATCGTGTTCTTGAACCGTCTTGTAAATTACCTATAGAATCAATAAAGTCTATCTCTCCAAATTGCCAAGCAGAGAATTTATCTTTGAATATTTGTGTAACCTCTAATTCAAATTCCTGTAATGGTGCTGATAAATGTGCAGCAGTTACTAAACCAATTGGTTTAAATCTGTCACCAATTTTAAATGAATGTCCAGGTCTTGCGATAGAAAATTCTGATATTTCAAAAGTAGTAGATCCAATACCAACAGTTGTTTTTGCTGCACTTACTTTGACATCAACTAATAAATTAGAACCTGTTTCAGTTGTTGCACCAATTCCTTGTCTTGATATACCAATGACAGGCAAGTTATCATAATTTGGTTCAGGTATAATAATTTCAGGATTGACATAACTTGTTCCAGCTGAAACAATATTAAATGCTAGTGTACCACCTACACCAACTGTTGCAGTTACAACTGCACCACTACCAGCACCACCACCAACACCAGCGTTTAATGTGATTGTATTGAGTGTAGTTGCACCTATACCAGTAACTATACCAGCGATTGGATCTGAATTTGGGAAACTAGTCTTTGATACTGCTCTTGGATATGGATGATCAGAGAAGAAATTATCTTTTGAACATTTAAATATTAATGCACCAGTATCAATACCAACTGTGTCACTTGTTGTAAATGTATGATTTGGAATTGTAAGAACTAACTGACCTGTATGAGATGTATATACAGCGTTAGTTGCAGTAAATGAATTTGCATTTGAAGCAGCAAAACTACCTTTACGTATTGAACCTATTCCAGAACTTACAAATCTATGTTCATATGCTTGGTCTGTAACAGCTATGGCAACAGATCCACCACGATATCCAGAACCAAATGTAAGATCTTCAAAGAATTCAAATGCGTGACCGCCACCTTGATATGTGTGAGGAATTGTACTTGCACCTGCCTGAACCTCAAATGTTCTATCAGAAACAATACCAACTACAAATAGTGGTCTTTCATGGTCTTGGAAAATTGTAGTTGTAACTCCAACATATCCACCACCACCGATTGTCTTAACAGAGTTTGCAGCAGCAGAAACAAATGTATGAACATATTGATCACTTGGTGCAGATGCACCAACATTAACTCTGAACGTATTAGTCGTAACGTTACTGACTGTTAGATATTGTCCAGCAGCAGGGTCAGTTGCACGAGGATAACAATGAGTAGAATTATTACTATCTTTATCACAGGTAAAGCAAATTGAACCAGTATCGAGAACAACAGCATCACCATTTACAAGTCCATGATTAGCAATTGTTAATACTAATACACCATTTGCTGGATTATATGTTGCGTTTGTTGGTGTTCCTACAACTGTCTTAGGACATCTAAACTCTAATCCTTTAAGTTTAACTGTGTTTGGTCTCTCTAGACCAAATCCATGAACAATGTCGGTTGTAACTGTAATGATACCAGTAATATTATCGTAAGATGCAGTTTGAATACCAAGATTAAATCCTGAAGATGTTGCAATTCCAACAACACTTGTCAATCCACCGTTTGCATCTTTAAATGCTTTCACCTTTGCTCCTTGTAATGGTGCATATCCTGTGCCTGGTGTTGAACCTAGTGAAACTATTAGTCCACCTCTTGGAACTTGGTTTTGATTAATATCAAATTCTGATACAATAAAATCACCGTTTGTAGAAGTAATACCACTAAATTGTACAGTAGATATACCAGCAGTTGTATCTGATATAAACTCATAATTACTACCTGTGTTATTAACAGTCTTAGGAGTCTGGAATACACCATTTATGAATAGAACACCATTACCAACTCCAATACCTGAAGAAGTATTTGCACCACCGACTGTTAATGAATATGTTTTACCAATACCAGTGAAGTTATCTGAGAGGTCATCAAATAACATATTTGTTGTGTAATCACTTCTTAAAAATGTTCTACCACTAAAGTTTGCTTTTAGGAAAGGTAAGTTAGTTTCATCTCTTCTTGATCTATTATTTCCTTTAGGTGGTTCTGCAAAGAATACAGTGCTTTCAACAATATTGAAGGCACCTCTGTGAACCCTCATAAGAGAGTTTACTGCGTGTGAAGTCGCTGCAATACCTAATTGACCTCTATCAACTTTTACGACTGGTAGAGTCGCAATACCAAGCGATACGTCAGTCGAATCATTAATAACACCAGTAGGTGTGCTTGAAAATCCAACTTCTGTAACTTTTACATATTCATCATCTATTTTTAGAAAATCTCTTGGTGCAACAGAACCTATTCCACTTAATACAAATTGAGATAATCCAATACCCACACCATTATTATATGTAAATCCATCAAAAACTCCTAGATTATGTGTAATTGAAGTAAATGAGATTGGTTGCTGCACTACTCCATCTAAACCTATTATAGTTTTTGTAAGTGGTTTTCTCATTATAAGTTTATGAGCGTTACCAGCACCAATTCCTGTAAATGTAACAGCGTTTCCTGTTGAAACATACTCAGGTCTAGTGTACAATTCAAATCTATTTTCATCAAGAACTTTAGCATAAACTGTGCTAGGTAATAATGTTGTTACTACACCAGCAATATTAGCTGTTGAACCGATAGAAATTGCAGTTCCAGCGATACCTATAAATGTTGAATCAGGAGTGTAAGTTAATTCTTCATTAGTATTAAAGAAATGACTTGGAATATTAATAGTGCTTGTTGTAGTGCTTATTGTTCCAACAGGATTAAATGTCTTAGAATAGATTGGAACTTCATTATGTTTTAATACAAAATCTTTTTTATTTGCTCTAAGTCCAGCAGCTCCATCATAAGTTGTCAAGAAAACTCTTTGGTTTACTGTTCCATATGTTAAATCTGGTGGAGTATTTTCAAAATCACTGGCTGTATATAATATTTGATTATATGATTGAACTTCAATTAAAGATTCAAATTCAGAATCAGGGTAGAATTTTAGATTTATATCATTACCACTAATTTCTCCACCAAATGTTCCAATACCAGTTGTTGAACCAGCTGACACAAATGGATATTGTACAGTTAGAATGTCATCAACATCACGAATTGATATCACTTGGTGCACTGCTGATGTTTCACCACAAGAAACTCTAACTAATGATTTTACGCTACTATCAATTAATTTGTTTATAGTTGAATAAGTAACTGGACTTGATGTAGTTGTAACATATCCAGATTCTAATCTGGCACTTCTTTCAGCACCTGCAGGTTGACCAGCGACTGAGAAGCGATAAGTTCCAATTCCAGAGGCAGTTGAACCTAATCCAACAATATTTGCTCTTACATCAAGTGTCCTTACCCTGTCATTTTCAATTTGTAATTTAACTAAATTATTTTCTACTCTCGCAGTAATAATACCAACAGCAGACTGACTTAATCCTGATTGAGTATCAACATATGTTTGAGAAATTGTGGTGTCTGTTCCATCAAAATCAACAATAACTTCATTGTAGTTGACTTCTTTTGTAAAACTATCTTGAACAAATATAGATGCGAATAAAGAGTTAAAGTCATATGTAGGAACTTCAATAATTGAAGAAGTTGTAAATCCAATAGTTGTTGACCCTACACCAGTGTTTACACCTGTTAAATCAACACTTCCAATACCATTAGTTCCAATACCAGATAAATCAGTATTGAAATCAATTTTTAATACTTTGATATCATGATCTTTCAGGAATTTCTCTGTTGGTTCAAAAACAAGATTTTTAGTTCCACTTGATAATATTTCAGTATTAAAATCACCTAACTTAACTGTTGTAAAATCAGTTGTTTTCTCAAGAATAAATGCATCTCTTTCAGTTGTTAGTGTTACTATATCTGAGAATTGAATATCAAAAGTATCAGGATCGATAATTTGAACTAAGTAATTTGCAAAATCTTCAATTAATGGTTCAATAATAGTATTTGTACTTTCAAAACCCTCACTAGAGAAGCTATCACTTATATCATCATGTAAGAGAACTCTATTTGTTTTACATCTTGTAAAGTCAGTTAAAGTTCTATTTTGAAGTGTCAAAAACTTTGAACCATTAACCCTTGTATCGTAATCTTTTGCAAAGTCAAAATTATTAATTGCATCAACTCTTTGTTTATCATTAAGTTCAAGAACGTTTCCTACATCTAAGACAACACTTTGATTTGATTCACGAACTGTTCCAAATCCAACTTCAATATTAGATGTGATTGTTGTATCAGAAAAATTCTTGAGTCCAGATGGATGAACTAAGCGATTTATTGGATTAACAAACTTTTCCCACTCAATAGAACTCTTGACTGTGTAAGATAAGTTCTGATAGTAATCATTATCTGGGATAACTTGATAATCTTCATTTAATTTACCAATATCATCTAACCAACCATATTCTTGCCTATTTGAAAAATCAGTTGTGAATTTTGCTTGATTATCTACGATACTTGTTATTTCTGCAGATACATTACTTAACTCACCTTTTATTCTATCACCCTTTCTTATCTTGTACTTACCATCAATCTTTATGTAATCATTTCTTACTTCAATAACTTTTAAATCTGTTATAACATCACCAATTATCAATGTTTCTTTTAATTCAAAAACACCTCTAGATTGAACTGGCTCAATCACTGGATATTTTTTCTTATTGACTAAAGTAGCATATCCAGATTGGAATGTTTTAGCAATACCAGGATTAGTTGTAACACCTGCTGTACTAAACTCTAATACACACTGAGTACCTGCAGCATAATTTACTACATCAAAGAACTGATAATTATAGTTGTCTGAATTATATCCAGTACCCTCCACAGTTGTTGATGTCGATATTCCACCACTTAAAGTACCAATTCCAGCTTCACCAACTCTTTGAATACCCTCAACATAAACTTGATCCCCAGTTGCAAAAGGTTGTTCATCAAAACCATTTATTGGAGTTTCAAGGAAACAAGTTACAATACCTGAATTACTAATTTGAACTGAATTTATTCCTACTCCATTAGAGTTGTTGATTGAAATTATCTTATGAACAACTGAATCTAATCCAGTAACAGGAGATAGGACATCAACTCTAGATATAGTTTGATTAGGTGTAAATGGTTGTAGTGAAAGATTATCAACGACTGTATTTGATATGGGGTTGAACACTATCAAATTAGGGGTGCTCATATAATCAGCACCACCACTTATTATATTAACTGAGTCAATAATATCAAGATTATCAATATTAACAACAGGTGATATGAATGCCTCTGGACTTAAGGTTTTATCTGAAGAATATTCATAACCTATATCTACTGTCCTTATCTTTTTGATTCTTCCAATATTTCTTGAAGAGGCAATAATATTTGCATCTGTTCCACTAACGCTATTAATTTTTTTGAATTGAGGTAATTTTTTATAATTAAATCCTGGCGAAACTATCTTTAGGTCTTTTATCTGACCATGAACTGAGGTTGACTTGGTAGAATATTCTAATTTTTCACAATCACTATTCGTGTAACTTAAAAATTCAGGAACTACAGGTGAAAAGTCAAAAGTATCATCAGTAACGTTGAATATTCTATATTCACCATTATACTTACTATCAACAAATCTTATTTCAGAATAATTTGAAACTTCAGTATCTGCAGTGCTTATAAATCCACCCTTTGTTAAACCATAATATAATGTGCCTGGTGTAGATGCGGAATATTGAACTGTTAAACCTGCACCGATTGGATCAGTATTATTTGTAGCAATACCAATTGTTCCACCTGTACCTACATTAAAAGTACTAGAATCTTGTGAACTTAAGTATTCATTTGTAAGATTTCTATCGTAGAATAATTTAAAATCAAAATTTAATAATGTACTACTTGTTAAACCAAAATTTAATTTTGAATTTTTTACAACATCAATTCTTGGATTAATTAGTCCGATTGATTGATTTCCACCAGTATTTGCTGTAATACTTACAGTTCTTACTGGATTGGCTCTATTATCTTCAATTGTTTCTGAAAGTTGAAATCTTCTACTACTAATTCTGTTTATAAAATATGTTCCTGTACTTAATCCAGTTGCAGCACCATCATAGAATACTTTATCTCCAGTTTTAAATCCATGATCAACTATATCTATTTGATTTGTCTCAACATCAGAGGCAGTAAACAACAACGGATCAATAATTAATTTTTCAAATTCTGAGTTGTAGTTAACAGATACAGGGATTGTAGTGCCATTTCCAACATTTAAACTAGGGACTACATTCATTCTGATTGTATCCCCTTCAATTAAATTATGAGTTGTTGTATTTGCAGCTGATACATTTGTTGATACTGTGGTTGTAATTTTATCAATGTCACCAGTTACTTGTTTCTTATCTGTTTCAAAGAAATATAATCCTGATGAAATACCTGAATTTGAACCATTGCTGTAAAAATATAAACCCTCACTTGTACTACCAATACCAACAAAAGTAGTTAAAATACCAATATTATCTTTACCTTTATTAATAACATACACATCAAGTGAATTTTGACCTAAATGTGGAACTTTGAATTCAGTTACGAGTGGTGTAGTACCTACATCAAACCTGTTTGCACCATTCCTTTTGTTCAATGTAACCTTTTGACCAGTCTTAAATGGATGGTTTGGTATACGAATCGTCCTAGTTGGTATTGATACTTCCTCTTTTAAATCACCAACAAACGTATCTACATTTACTGCACCACCATTTGTAGTTCCCACACCAACTGATTGAGGTCCATTAAAGTAAATAATATCATTAGGTTCTGATTCAAATTTTGTAGTTTTTACAGGTATACTAATTCTGTTATTCAAGGCATCTACATTAGAACCAAGAGTATGAGCAATACCAGTATGTCTTAAAACTCTAATTACATTCTTTTCGTCAAATATATTAAGGACTCTTACTATCTCTACATCCGTTACATTTCCTGAACCAATTCTAATTGAACCACCTATCGCTACATTAGTTGGTATTTTAATTACGTTAATATCTTGAATTAAACCATTTGCAGAACCAATTGTCATAGATTTTGCAAGTCCAACTCTGTCAGTTGCCACACCAACTTTAAATGAGTTAGTTAGATTAACGATAGAACTACTTAAACCAGATATGGATACAGATGTTTGATCATTCAACTCCATAAATGGTAAAAACTGTGCTGTTACTTCGTTATAATTGTTCCAAGTAAAGATGGCATTTTCAAATGTATTAATACTTGTATCAATACGTGAGATTCCAATACCAACAATCTCATCAACTTCAGCACGGAATCCTGAACCATTAGTGCCAGTATCATCAAAATCTGTTGTATCTCCAACTTTATATCCTGTTCCTCCATTTAAAATAGTAAATCCATCAACTCCACCTTTAGTAACAGCTTCAATTTTTGAAATTTGTCTTATTTTTTCATATGACTCTATTACAAAATCATTACCAGCAAATTTTTCATCTACATTGTATGGTAAAGTATTTCTTCTTAATCCTGAATTGTTAAAATCAAATTCTTGATTTAATATTTGATTCTCTGCAATAAATGGTGAACGGTATGTATTTCCAATAAAATATGGGTATTTACCTTCTAATTTGTTAGTGCCAGTTCCTAAACCCACAGTGGAAAAATATGCATAAACTCCATTTGGAAATTCTGGTGTTTTTCCAAATCTTCCATTATGAATATCTAAATCACCAGTTCCATTATACACATGATCTTCAACAAAAAATCCTGCAGAATATCCTGGTGGTCGATTAATTATTCTATTAACATCAGTGACATAGGAGGGTTGTATAATTTTTAACGCAGAGTTAATATTAGAAGGATCTGAATATCCAAAAGGACCATATATTGGATTACCATCATATGCCCAACCAACTATTGGAGAGTGACCAATAATATTACTAAATTCACCACTTGAAGTTACATTGAATGTATTTTCAAAATTATTAGCAATATCTTGAGAATAACCTAATATACTAAACTTTAATGTATCTTCTTTTTCTGATAAGAAAGAATCACCAAATCTATGTGTATTATTTAAAGTTAGACTTCTAACTCTTGCTGCATATGACCCATTAGAACCTCTTGGAAATGCTCTTACTTCTGTTGATACACTACTATAACCAATTCCAGTATTAGTCACAATCGCATCAATTACTTGTCCATTTTCAATTACTGGACGAACAACAGCACCAGCTCCTGCACCATCTCCTGTATTTAAAACCCTTATCTCTGGACTTGAATTATATTCTCTACCTCTATTAACAACTGCAACATCAGTTATTCTACCATTAACAATTATTGGTTTAAATTCAGCAAATCTACCATTTTCGATTGTAACTTTGGGAACTACTTCTTTATCAAGAGTGGTTGATCCGTAGTTTGTACCTTCTTCATATAGATACCCACCAATTAATTCTCCAGTTACAACAGGTGTAATTACAATATCACCAGTTATTGTTGAACCATAAGATACATCAACATTAACTTTTATCTGTGGGTAATTAAATATTTGAAATCCCTCTCCAGATGAAGTGAAGTTTACATACTTACCTCTGTTAAAGTCTGTGGTTGAAGTTCCTCCGATACCTGCATCTGCTAGTTGGAAAGTATCATCAGTTAATTTTTTAATGTAATATGAAGATGCTGTGCTTAATCCTTGTATTGGTGATGTTTCTGCAGAATATTCTATTATTTCACCAGTTTTAAATCCATGATTTTTAAAAGTTACAACATTTAAGGATGTCGATATTCCTATGGGTTTGACTCTTAATTTACGATGAGTGTATCCAGTTCCCTCTTCTAAAACTTTAACAGCAACTAGAGTATTTCTACTTTCAGTTCTAAATTTATGAATACCACTTGCAGAGGTATCAGTTGATAATCCAATTGTGTTTATACCAGCAGTTCCAAATAAAGCATCTGTAGGTGTATTAAAGATTCTAACTGTTGATGGGTTTACAGACCTGACAAAATATGGTGCACCATCTGATAGTGTGCTACTTACTTTATTTTCAAGATCAAATGCAGTTCCAATTCCTATTGGACTGTTTCCATTAGATCCATAGTATACGAGTTGTCCATCAAGTAAATTATGGTTAGATTTGAATGTAATTGTTTCATTTTCTATATCAACACCACCATTAAAGAAAATATCTCTACTATCAAACTGCAGTTCTCTGTTTCTTGTTCCTAATATCGGTTGCAATACACATCCTCTACCATTACCACCAGTTAATGAAATACTTTGAACAGCATCAATATCAAATTCTTGTGGATCAACAAATACATCTTTTACTGTTCCTTGTAATATTGGCTCAACTGCAGCACCAACTCCACTACTTGTTTCAATTCCAACAATAGGTGGATTCAAAACATCATATCCACTACCACCATTTAATAAATCAACTGATTCTAAAGGACCAAAATATATCTGATTATCTGAAATAGGTGAACGAATTTGAACACCATTAATTAATATACCAATATCGTTTGTGGGTATATCTTGATTTGAACTAACAAATAAGTTTTGTCTAAGAGGAATCTTTCTCAATATCTTATCTGCTTCTAATTCTCTACTCTTATGTTTTTGGAGAACAAATCTGTGAACATCTGTAGTAGAGGTAGTCGGTCCAACTTGAACTGTGCTTGCAGACCCGATTTGTGCTAATGAGTTAAATATTCTAATTTTTGTAATATCTTGACCAGGTTGAGGTATGACAGGATCTACAAAATATGTTCTTCCAGTATCTAAACCAACTAATGCTTCCCCTTCAGGTTGATAAACAACAGCATCACCTTGAATAAATTTTACATTTCTACTAATATTAAAATTAATAAAACTATAGCGATCATTTAAAGGATTAAACGCATCTAATCCAGCAGTAGTTCCACCTATAAGGGTTTCTTCAATTATGTCAGTAGTGATATCATAACTGGGTAAAGAATTTGATGCAACGTAACCATCAGCATTTCCATCAACATAAACGCTTAATGTATCTGCAATAATTTGATCATTTCCCTTTGAGATTGATACACCTGTACTTGATGCTTTTTCTATCTTTCTACGAATATCATATTCTATATTTGGATTCTGAGTAAATCCAGCAATTTGTGTAACAGTAATCTGATTTAATGTAATATTGATACTTGCAACTACACCACTACCAGCTATTACTTGTTCATTTCTTTTTAAGATATCAAATTTATCACCTACCTTAAGAGATGATTTATCAATTGGTGTTTTTAATGTAAATGTTGAACTACCAACTGGTATGTCTACTTGAAATCTTGAACTTGTATTGTATATCCATGAATTTGCAAAAATTTGTTTATAATTTTCATTACTATTCTCTATCTTTTCACCAATATTTTTTACAAAGAAATTTTCACCTTCGTTAATCAAACTAATATCAGTAATAGGAACTAATTCTGATAATACACCAGTAATTCTTAAATCAACTCTTTTTGTTAAATCTCCATTTTCATATCCAAAGATAGTTTCATTATCTCTAAGATTATCTGCTGTTCCTATACCAACTCCTATACCAGAACATCCAAAGAATTGATTAATTGATTTTGATGTGTAATCAATTTTTGAGTTAGCACCACTAATAACAGTTCCAGTAGTTCCAAAACCAACAGTTGAATCTACATTTATTATCGTAGCACCAGCATCAACTTTATCAAGAACCTTAGTATTACCTGGTACAGTGAATACACCCTCAATCAAGTCACGATCACTAAATCCAACAAATAATGCAATCTTGTAATAATTTCTACCTTCTCGTTTAATTATTTCAACTTCTGAAACTGATGCGTTAGTTGACGTATCTGTTGATTTAAATATTGTTTGCCCAGTTAAATTTTGTGGTTCACCACTTCCAATTAAATCAGCTACAACAACTTCTCTACGTATAAATTCTGCATCAGATGGTTTTATTAAATTACCTTCAAGGTCTATTATCCTTGAATCAACTCCATATAATACTTTAAATAATATTTTTATAGATTCTTCAACACCTTTTGACTGATAGAAAGAACGAGCGAACTTGACAAAGTTACCTACATCTAAATTTGAAGAAAATTCTTCATTTTCTAAACCAGGTAAAAATGTTTTCTTAAGTTTTTTGAAAAATTCTTGAAGGAATAATACAGATAAATTTGTGACAGTGGTGCCTGATGTATGAGTCGCTGCTGTTGTATCATCAAAAACTAAACTCTCACGATTTATTTCTAGTAGTGAAGAAGATATTCCAACATTATAACCAGATATACCACTAAAACCACGAATACAACCAGTAAAAGATGTTGAAGTTATACCAGTGTAAGATATAATTTCTTCATCAATTTTTAATAAACCATATTCCGTTGGGAATCCTTTTGTGCTAGGTACGGTTATGGTTGTATCGGTTAATGAAATATCTGCTGAAGTAGTTGTAAGACCAACTACGACTTCTGGTACTAAATTATCAGGTTTTAAATACTGGTCAAAATTATTAATTAAATCACTTGCTCCCCCTTGAAATTCTTGGGAGATATAATATTGTTTTAAAAACTCAGTAGCTTTTGGAAAATCAGTTACCACAAACTCAGGTAACTGATTCTCAATAATCGTATTGACTTTTATTCTTTTGTCAATGCTTGACATAAATTATTTCCTCTCTAAATCTCCGTTAGAGTAACTTGATGTGTAGTAATCTCTTGTGAACACAATACCTGAAACATCCTCACCTGAAGCGATTACATCCTTATTCATATTTATTGTAGTATTTGAAACATCAAAACTTAAGTAAAGATCTTTTAATCCTACTACATCATTTGATTCTGGAAATGCTTGAACTTCAACAATATTATTTTGTGCAGTAGTTGATGTGATGTTGATGGTATTAAGTATTACCTCACCTTTTTTATAATCAACAACTCCAGCCTCTTTGAGTAAAACTATTTGTTGACCCTTCTCATTTTTAGTCACTACACTAAGTATTCCTAACATACTACCATCTAAATTACCCGAAGAGTCTTTATTTGGAATGTCAGTTAAATATGCTACATTAGAGAATCCATTGATTGTAAATCCCGTACTCTTAATATTGTAACCTGCAGGATTTATATAAAAACGATTACCAAAACATAATTCATATTGTGCAAATTGATTTAGTAGAGCTTTCATATCTCTCCTAATAATCACTTTTGTTATGTTTGATGTGATTCCATTGTCAACACGGTCAATCAGTGTGTTTATTTTACTATATTTAAATCTACCACCGAACTTATTAATTTCAACGTTCTTAGCGTATTGATCTAATGAATTAATTATTTCAGTTCTTAGATTAGCAGCAGATGCAATTTGTGCTGGATTATAATATATTGTTGAATTTAATTCCACAAATAGTATCTTCAAGTCAACTATTTCAGAATTTATACCAGCGATAGCGTAACTCTTTAATTTATTTTTTATTTGTGATTTATCAAAATCTGATACAAAAGTACCATTTTTAGGTTTAATACTTATTTGAACCTTTCCAAATTGTGGTGGGTCTAATTCCTCACCACCTACGACAGAAACGGATTCTGTTTGAGGGAAAATATTTGCGATTATAGCTTCGTAATCTCTAGGTGTAACTGCTCTATATTGTGCTGAGTAGAGTCTTGGAGCAAAATACTTAATAGAAGACACATCTTCAACTTCAGCACCGTTAGAAGCGTTATTAATGGTAGTTATGACTACATTATCAGAGGGAGAAAATAATGTTCCATCACTTTTTGTAAATGAACCTTGGAAACTAAACTGGGAAGGACCATTACCAGTCTCCCCATCAGTGACAATATATCTTACAGTTATAATAGCACCGTTTTCCAATTTTCTACCAAATAATCCATCACCAAATAAAATCTCATATTTTTCATCCTGAACTTCTTGTGCTAAGTAAATTTCAGAGTTTTTATCAATATTTAAAATATTATCAACCATTGAATACTTTCTGCCAAGTCCAACATCACTTGCTCCCTTAACATAGACACGTAAAGTTGAACTATCAATGTTTGGACTATCAATTATATACCTTTGTTCCTTTGTAGTATCAACTCGATATACTCTCTGAAGTAAAGTTCCCTCATAAACACTGATTGAGTCAGGAAATTGAGCGAATGAAGTCCCTCCAATATCTCTTACTCTTGCTGATGTAATTTCATCAGGTATTGAAAATCTATATGTTGTTCCTTGTGTAACACCAACACAAGTAAGTCCAGAGCGTAAGGTAAGGAACTTAGGAGTGTTGTCATTAGTTGCACCTAAGTTTATATCACCAATGTTAATTGTAGCGATTGCAGCGGTTTTTGAACGTGGTACATAACCAATATTTCTTGCCAAAGATATGACATTTTCACGAATTGTAGCAGAGTCTAAAAATGATTCGTTTGCAACTAAATTTGCATTAAAGGCATTAATATATGAATTATACGCAAGAGCATCGATTAAAACTGAAAAGTTAGAACCTTCAAAATCAAAATCTGTAAAATTTGAGTTTGAACGAAGAAAATCTTTAATTTGTGCTTTGATTTGATCAAAGTCTAAACTTGTAAACTGAGTAAAAGGCATATTATCTCGTTGGTTCTAGAATAAAATCAAAAGACTGCAAAGGAGCCTCTAATCCTATAATTTCAAAAAGCACTTTGACGTTTAATGTGTTACCATCTGGTATTGCATCTACCTCAACACCAATATCACCTACTCTTGGCTCATAGTTTCTAATAGTACTACGTACCATATCTTCTATAATCATTACAGAAGAGGCACTCATATTCTCAAATAGGAGTTCACGAATGTTTGTACCTAAATTTGAGTCAAAAAATCTCTCTGTAGGTATCGTTTCAACTAAATTTCTCACAGATCTTACGATTGCTCGCTCATTTGCGATAATAGGTAGGTCTTTTGTCACTGGATGTGGGTCAAAAGACAAACTTATATCCTTAAATGCTTTAGATTTGCGTGGCTTCGCCATTATTAATGCTTTTAGTTTTATTTATAGCCTATCTTGCATAATCTTTCATCACATAATCATCAGTATCAAAGTATTGGAGTACCCAAAGGGCAACACTACGTGGATTTTTCGCTCCACAGGTAAAAATATCGAACGCAACACAGTTTTTTTCTGGCCAAGTGTGGCAAGAAAGGTGACTTTCACCTAAAGTTACAGTACAAGTCACCCCATAAGGGTCAAATTGATGAGTATAAGTGTTTAAAACCTCTAAACCTTCAGTTTTACAAGCACTAACACACACTTTTTCTATTTTATCTCTATCATTTAGTTTCTCAAAGGGTACATTATACACTTCAACAAGTAAATGTGTACCCATATGAGCATTTTTTACGTGTTTCATCCTAATTCT